CCTGATCGAGCACGTCCTGCTTGAGCGGCGCGAGCTGCGAGCGGAACTCCGCCATCTCGGGCTCGGTGATCTTCGCGCCCGGCCAGAGCTCCTGCATCGTGCGCATGTTGTCGGTGATGTCGATCCGTTCAGTCATGGCTCTCTCCTACGCGCGTTAGGCTACTTCGGTTAGGGGCGGCAGTCAACTCCAATTTCGGTTTGGCTGGGCAGATGATGTTGCGCGTCTCGCCGTGGCGTAGGTTGCCGTCGTTGTCGGTGTACAGGTTCGGGATGCGCGGGAAGCCGCCATCCCAGAAGAGGTACTCGTCCTCCGGGCGGCAGTCTGGCGGGATGTGCGATCGGTTCGCGCGGAAGCCGTGCGCGGCGCCCGTCGATGGCGTCGAGCCCCGCCGGCTACCGCCCCGGTCCTGATCGTCCCGGAAGCGACCGAGCAGCCACTTCCGCCAGCGCGACTTGCTCGCCTTCGCAGGGTTGGCGATCAGCCACAGGTGCAGGCCCTTGAGCTTGGCGTCGATGTCGACTGCCGGGAACGCCTCCTCCCAGTCCGCACGGTCGGCGTCCGTGATCCCCTGCCATCCGTGGTCACGATTCCAAACAAGCGGATCATCTGGCTTAGCCCTTCGCTTGGACCGTGCAACGCACGAGTCCGAGCTATGAAGGGGCGTTTGTGCATTTGAGCCAGTGGGACATGGGTCTATGAGAAGTGAGGAGTGGGAGTATGGGAGTGCTAGGTCGTTTGCCACCCCGTTTGCTAGGTCTTTGCCACCCTCCTTGCTAGGCGTTTGCTGCGCCTTTGCTAGACCGCCCTTGCGTCCATTCTCGGCTTTGACCTTGCGGTCCTTGATCATCCGCTCGCGCTCGCGCTCGAGCCGGGCATTGATGTAAACCTCGCCCACGCCGTCGATTGTGACCTTGCGCCAGCGCTCCAAGACCTCGGGCATCTCGTCCCAGTCCATGTCCCGGCAGATGCGCCGAAGCGCCTTCTCGTTGGTAGGGACGTAGCCGCGCTCCCATGCCGCCATGAGTAGGCGCATGTGCGCGCCGAATTGGGCGCACGTCCAGTCCGCCGTCGAGCCCTTGATGTCGTTGATCCAAAGCCGCATGTACGGTCGGCGGCTCCCGTCGAAGTCCGTTTCGGTGTCCATGTCGTTCACCATCTCCAATCCCGGTTTGACAGGTGCAGAGGTTCAATCCGCTGGTCGTAGATGCGAGGACCGAAGGCGTCATTGTCCTCCGCGTTCTCATGCACCATGCGCTTGAAGCGACCGAGCACCTCGTCGAGATCCGCTATCGAGGCTCCGGGCGCATGCTTTGAAGCATGGTTTGGGTTGGCGGGAATCTCAATCCCGTTCGCGTACATGAGCATGAGCTCAAGAAAGAGCCCCTTCTGCTCCCTAGTCATGGTCATCATTGACGTGAATACATCGTGAATGTGCAGACCGAGCACGAGCTTTCGCTTTGCCATTGCTGGCTCCTTGCGGACGTGTTAGGATGGCATCGGCGCGTTCGTCCTAGTCCGCGCCCATGTCGCCAGCCGGTTGCACGGCGTGGCACGACCGATGATACCCAGCCCGGCAGAGAGTGGCAAGCGTCTCTGTCCTCTCTGCCGGGCCGGGATCGGTAAACACACTAGACCGGCATCTTTGCCAGCGCCGTCCGGGCGCGTGCGAGCACCTCGTCCCGGTCGGGTAGCCGCTCGAAGGCCGCGATCCGCGCGCGCGTCGTCGCCTTGTGCGTGCGCAGGATCGTCGCGGCACGCTGCAGGCTCACGCGGGACATGCGGTAGAGCACGCCCGCGATGACCTGCCGGGCCCATGCGGCATCCGCCTCCCTGACCGCCGATGCTGCGCGGTCAGGGTTGACGCCGAGCGAGCGGATCGCCACGCGAGCCGCCTCGATGGCGCGGTCGGGCGCGACCGTGCGGCTCGTCGCCGCGATGGCCGCGCACACGTCGTGCCTGTTGCGGTCAGAACGGGATCTCTTCGCCAAATGCCACCTCCGCCGGCACGTGCGCCGTCTGCTGCTGGGGGAACAGGTCGGTCAACAGGTCGCCCGACTTGCCGCCGAGGATGCCGCACATCACCGTGCCGGTCTTGTTCTCGGCAGTAGCAGCCTCGCCGACGGCATCGTTGAAGCTCGTGAGCCACGTCGTCTCCGTCTCGCCGACCTTCTTGATTCCGATGCGGTGCTTCGTGTACGCCTTGCCACCCTTCTCGCCCGGCTCGCTCTTGACGTAGACCACCGTGCCGATCACGTCCACGCCCATAGACCGGGCAGGCGCGGGCGCTGCGGGCTTGACGGGCACATGGTCGGCTCGGCGTGCCGTTGCTGGCTCGGCGGGCGCAGCGGGCTTGCTGGGCCGCGTGGCGGGCGCTCCGGTCTTTGCCGGAGTCGAGCCCCGAATCGTGGCGTCGGCGTTGCCGTCGTCGTCCTCGTCCCCGGCGATCCCGAGCGCTGCGGTCAGCGAGTACCGCCGCAGGTAGGTGATCGTGGAGCCGATGTTCTGCGCCGTCGCCTTGTCGCCCAGAGGCATGGCGAGCGCCGGGAAGGACAGCTGCTCTCCGCTCGAGTGCAGGAAGACCGTCTGCACCTGCACGAGCCCGTTGGCCGTCGATGCGGGCTGGAACAGCGCGACGCCGTGCTTCGAGAGCACGGGGCGCACTGCGTCGAGCACCGCCGCGAGGCTGACGAATTGGCTGTTGAAATGGGGATTGCGCGAGTCGAACGGCACGTTGCCGATCTCGCTCTGTGCGGCCACGAGCGCCGCGCTGACCTTGCTTGCTGTCTCTGACATGGTTCTCTCCTTGCGGTCGCGGTTCATTGAGCCGGGCGAGGGCGACCTTTCCTAGCCCGTTCGGGAACTGTACATGAATCGTTTCGGTATGCCAAGTGATGCCGCCGCGAGATCGCCGCGAGCCGGATGAGGTCGCGCTCGGCCAGCGTCCACCGCTCGCGCTCTAGCGCACGCGACTCCCGCCGCAGCGCCTGCGTGATGGTGGACGACTTGCCGATGTGCGCGATCGCCGCCTGCAGCGTCGCGGGTGGCGCGACGATGTAGTAGGAATTGCGCATCAGTCCTCCCGCGAGCAGGCGATGACGAACGCCACGGCGAGCGCCATGATGAGCGCGGCGCTGATCCAGTCTGCGGGCGACTCGCTCATGCGCACTCGAACCTCTCGCGGAGGTGATCGACAAGCGCCTGCACCTTGGCGGTCTGGTCCACGACGCGCCTGTCGTCCCACGCGTACTGGCACTTGTGCATACCCAGCGTGATCGCCTCGTCCTTGACGGCGGCGATCAGGTCGCAGGTTCTGGCCCTGCTCATCGACCGCCCGGCGACGATGGGCTCGCCTGCGGGGTCGCGGGTCATGTGCGCCATCAGGCGCGCGATCTTGACTACGTGCTCGTGCTGCATTGTGTCTCTCCTTGGTCAGCGAAGGCCCATGTGAAACTTGGCGATCGCCTCGGCGTCACCAAGCGACGTGATGGTCGTGTACTCGCTGCCTTCGAGCGAGTCGTACTCGATGGTCATGCGGTGCTTCTCAACGAGCACGGCGGCGGCAAGCTGCCGCGCCATGCAGTCGGTCGCGCTTCGCATCGCCGCGGCTCGCGTCTTGTGGTGCTCAAGGTCGACGCATTCGCCATCGCTGTCGATGCGGCGAACGTCGTACTCGGTTTCGTGCCTGATGTCTGCCATGTGTCTCTCCTTGGTTGGGCGGGGCGACGTGCCCTGCTATGCCACTATCGTACACTTGATATACGCTTCTGCAACCTCTTTCACAGATATTTCCTAACCCGCGCCCCTAGCGTCAGTTACGGCAGGCTCCCGGATCAGGTGAACAAGCTATCCGCCCACGTGTTCGTGGCGGTGGTGGCGCTCGTGGGCAGCTGGATGCCGCGCCCAGCGAGGTCGAGGTAGCGGTCGAGGTTGACCTGCCACGACGAGGTGGTCTTGGCGATGTCGACCTGCAGGCGATCATCGAGCTCCCAGTCCGCCGTGCCGGCCAGCAGCGCGATCTTGGGACCGCCCGCGTACAGCTCCGCAGCCTCGGTCAGGACCACCTCATCCACGAGGAGGTTCTGCGTGTTGCCGAGCGCCACGGTGAATGCCATCGCAAAGCGGGTGCCAGAGCCGAGCGTCAGCGGCGTCGTGAACGAGCCGACAAGGCGGACCCATGACCCGGTGGCAAGGTTGCTTGACGCGAAATTGCGCGCCACGCTGCACCCGCTTATCTCGGTGTTGGACGAGTCGCGCAGCTGCAGGGCGAACGTGCCTGCGGTGACGTTGCTGCCCTTGGCGCGCAGGAGCGCCGACACGATGTACACCGTGTTGGTCTTGATGTTCGGGCGCGGACCCTGTCCCATCACCTCGTAGACGTTGTGCAGGACCGAGCCGTTCCCGGTGAATGACATCGAGTACGTTCCGCGCGCGCCGCTGGTATCGGCGATCAGGTTGGTGCCTTCCGTGCCCGTCTGGATCTGCCAGTCGAGCGGGAACGGCGTGCCGTTGACGCGCTCCATGCCACCGTTCGAGAGCATGTTCTGCCCGCGGATGGACGATGCCTCGATTGAGCCGCACGTCGAGTTGAGGAGCACGCGGGCGCCCGAGCCGTAGCCGCTGCTGTTGTCCTGCCATCGGCGGTCAAGGCGATCGACCGCGGCCTGTCCCTCGATCTCGAAACGCTCATTGCCGAGGATGAGGCTCCCGTCCCGCGCGTCCTTGATGCACCGGGCGGACACCTTCTCGGGCAGGATGGAGTCGTTCTGCGTCTGCTTGCTCGTGTACTTGGCGCCTCCGTAGACGTACTGCCCGCCGCTTGACACGCTGAAGGCGCCGCTCCCGGTCGCCGTCGCGGTCTGCGCGCTGATGCTGATGGCCGTCGTGCTGATCGCCTGTGAGTTGGCGATCATGTCCGTGGCGAGCAGGCGCAGGGCATCGGTCGCGTTGTTGACCTCGCGCAGCCCCTCGCTCACGGTGCGGATGATCGTCCGCTCCATGCCATCGCGCACGTAGGTCTGCAGCGTCCGGGCCATGCCGTCGACAAGCTCCTCGCTGTCCTCGGACGCGAGCGGACCGACGTACTCCTCGCGGTCGATCGTCGTGGCGGTGTAGGCCGCGCGGACCTCGTTGATGTTCGTGAGCGTCGAGCCTTGCTGGCTGCGCAGGTCGACGCCGACGCCGATCAGTTTGCCGAGGCGGACCTGCAGGGAGGACGTGGTGCTGGTGTAGTCGATAGCCATGTCAGTTGAAGGGTAGGTGTCGGTTCAGTGCCCGTTGCCGCGCCTTGCAGCCGCAGGGACGCCTCGGCGTTGTCGGAAGG